TCATTCGCCCGCCATTGTGATTGAGAACAAATGCGTCGAGTGAGTCTCGACGATGGTTTTGGCTTCCGCCTGGATCGCTCGCTTTTGCGCTTCGGTGGCGCCGGTGAAGTCAATCGTCACCACGTGGCCGGCCTCTTTGTCCGTCCAGCGGATCGCGCGAATGCCGGGCTGTCCAATCAGACGCCCGGCGATCTCCTCAAACTTCCGGGTCCGGTCCATGATTCCCCTTCCCCACGCGGTCGAGGTTCGCCGCGACGAAATGAACGAGCCGATAGACGAATTGATAGACTCGCCCGCTGTCAGATGCAGGCGCGGGCATGGCGTAGCTCAGAGCGGAAAACGTCCATCCGGCGCCAGCGCTCATGACGATCAATTCCGACGCGCCAATCGAATGGCCGAAGAGAGTCACTGTCGTCCTCTACAGCGGAGCGATCTGATGGAGCTTGCTCAGGTCCATCGGCGCGCCTAATGCCTGCTGGTGAGCCATGGCGGCCGCCTGGACGATCGTTTCGAGAGCCAGGGCGATCTGTGCTCCCGCCGCCACATCGGGCGCCAGAGGGCCGGTGAGGGGCGCAACGAGCCCCGCGATGATCGAGCCTTCCTGGATGATCGCGAGGATATTATCGAGCGCGGTGTTGCCCGTTGGTGTGATCGGAGTCGGCATGTTATTTCACCCCCTGCATCGGCGCGGGCTGGGAGCTGGTAGAGAACGCCTGCGCGAGTTTGACGATCTGGTTTTCGAGGTCCGCAATCATCGCCTGAATCTGCACGATGGTCGTCGGGTCCGATAGGTTCTGGCCTTTGGCCGACTCAAACGTTGAGAAGGCTTCCTCTGCGGCGTTGTATGCCGCGATGGCCTGATTAATTTGCGTTTTGACCGAGACCTGGGGAAATTGGGCCGATTGCGCCTTGATTCCTTCGAGCGCCGTCTGCGCGGTGAAGAGATCGGCGTAGACTTGCTGCTCCACCGTCGCCGGCTGAGTCGGAGTGATTGTTGCCGGGTTATGGACGCAGGCCGAAAGCGCGAGAATAGTCGCGATCAGGAAGCCGATGGAAGCTCGTTGAAACATTTTGTGTCTCCTCTGTTCGCCAGAGCATAGCAGCGCCAAGTGTATTTGTGGAAGGGTTAGAAACGTGCTTACAATTCCGGCATGGCCGCATCGGAGGCTTCGGCAGCCGGAATACTGTCTACGCCTGAATGCAAGGTGTCAACGGGAGTTGACTGTCCATTGGGCGGGAAATCGCGCAACCTCGATCTGCTGCGGTCGTTTGCCGTTCTGGAAGTCCTGTTTGATCACTCATTTCGGCTCTTTGGAATCGCGACGTTTGGGATTGTCGGCAGGTCGGGCGTGTTGCTCTTCTTCATCCACACCGCCTTGGTGCTCATGCTGTCCTTGGAGCGTCGCCGCAATACCGCCTGGCAGTTCTACATCCAGAGATTCTTCCGGATTTATCCTCTGTGCCTCGCGACAATCGTGGCCTGCCTTATGCTTCGCATCCCGGCGCAACCATTGATGGGCCATCTCTCGTTCGAGTGGCATGGTTGGGCCTGGGTCGCTTCGAATGCGTTGCTTATTCAGAATCTCACCGGCTCGCCGTCGATGAGCGCGCCCCTCTGGAGCCTTCCGTTCGAAGTCCAAATGTATTTGTCGCTGCCATTCGTCTACATCGTCGCAAAAAGGCATCGGCCTTTGGCGAAGATAGCCGCGCTGTCGATTGCCGCGGCGCTTTTGATTTTTGCCTTGGCCGCGATGTTCCGATGCCCGCTTATGGAGATCGTTCTGTGGCCGGTCCCCTGCTTTTTGGCGGGCGTGATGGCGTTCATTCTGTTCCGCCGAATGCCGCGCGTTCTTCCGGTCGGCCTTCTCATTGCGCTCATTGTTGTATTCACGATGGCAAACATGTGGCGGTTCAAGGCCGATACCTACTGGATATCCTGCACGGCGGTTGGACTAGCGCTGCCGCTCTTCAAGGAACTACGGAATCCGTTTGCGGCGGCGGTCTTCAACCGAATCGCCAAATACTCTTACGGAATCTACCTCGGCCACATTCTGCTCATGTGGCTGTGCTTCCGGGCGATTCCCGGTGCTGTAGCTCTCCCGATCCGCTGCGCCCTTTTCGTTTTCCTGCTCGTCGCTGTTCCGGTAATCTCCTACAGGCTCATCGAAGAGCCGGGGATCCGGCGCGGGCGACGAATCGCCAGCCAATTCACGTGATGATGAAGCAGACGGGCTGCGCAACCGAGGCCGCCCCTCCTCCGTCAAAGAACAGTCCGTTCAGAACCGCATTCGCTCCGGCGGTCAATGTGAGATGCACTGTGATATGCCCCGAGCATGACCACACAAGATACACTGGCGTCGCATAAAAGCCGCTCACGCTCCTGCTGTCATAGATAAGATTGGTGGCTCCGTCCGCGACCGTAACCGTCTCGGCCCTGCCTCCATTGCTGCCGTCCCAAAAATAGATCGAGAAGGCATGGGAGCCGCCGGTGAAGACTAAATCGAGGGTCAGATCCCCGAACCATACAGCATTCACTCTGCTCGCGTGGTTGCTGGGCAGTTGGAGCGCCCGGGCATCTGTCGAAGCGGGATCAAACGTGAATTCCGCTTCGCCCGAAGGCGTGACGGTCACATAGGTCGGATAGGACGCCGGATTCGCTGACAGATCATCCGTGACCACGTTATATCCATCCGCGCCGTAAGCGCCTACCCAATCACCCTGCGTCGTATCGTCAGAAAGCACAAAGCTTGCTGACCCGCCGGCAGTAATCGGCGTCCCGGCCGGATCGAAGAAAAATCCGTTGAAGCGGCAAGGGTTAGATCCAGAAATAGGTAGAAATTTGAACTGAACGTGGCCGGAGACGTTGAATACGAGCCATCGTGGCGCCGAAAAATAATTGAGCACATCGAAGCTCGAAAGGACCGCCCCGCCATTGTCCATATCCAGGACCTGCACGCTCTGGTTGTTCTCGGAATCGCCGGCCCACATGTACAGGCTGACCTGCTTCGTGCCGCCCGTGATCGTGATATCAATGCTTGAGCCTGCGCTTGAGAAGAGAAGCGCCGCGGTGCGCACGGAGTGATTAGAGGCTTCCTGGAGAGCCCGGGTGTCCGTCGACGTGCTTCCGAAGGGGCCGCCCCACGTCCCGAGGGTGTAGCTGGCGTAACTGGGAATGCTGCTGGTGTCGCCCACGACATAGTAGCCATCTGAGCCGTAGACGCCGACCCAGCTTCCTTGGGTCGTCGTGTCCTGTGCGACAATTGCGGCGCTCCCCATTTATCGCGTTCCCGCCAGTGTGATCGTCACGTCCGAAAGCGTCGAATCTTGTGAGCTTGGAGCTGTGATTGTTAGGACGTCGGAGGCCGAGAATGCCTTGGCCGTTCCGCTCGTAGTCGTGAAGGTCGCAACGCCGGATGTAGAAATAACGAGACTTCCGATGCTTGTGCCGTTTTGCGCGATGTCGTAGGTGGCGCTCGCGGTGGGATTCGTCCCGCAATCCATGACGGAGCCGCTGAAGTTAGCCGGGAATGAAACAGTGCTTAGATTCGAAGGGATTTCGAGCTTGAGAACAACGGCGGAAGCATCGGGCTTGCCAACGAGATAGCTCAGCACTAAGAAAGGCTGGTCGCCTAACGCGATCGTGACCGTTCCGGTCCCCCCATCGGTGAGCGTAATATCGTCGCCAGCGGCTAGATTCAGCTTGCTCTGCGAGCCGTTATCAGTGCCGTCCGTTTGTAGTTCTATCGCGGTCGCAGTGCCGGGAGCCCACTCGGAGCCATTCCAAATGAGTCCCTGTCCGGTTGTCGCTCCGTCCCGATTGATGATCGAGGGATCGATCGCGGAGGATGCGCCGCTGACGGTGATAGATCCGGCATCGACCCAAACCGAAGGAACGCCCGCCGCATTGACGGAGCGGATCTGCACCGTGTACTCCGTGCCGTCCGTCACGCCATCGATATAAGCCTGAGTGACGGTCGGATCGACATTCGGGGCGCTGATCCACGGCGACAAAGGAGAAGACGTGAGATGGTACTGGATTTCGATGTGACCGCCCTGGAGCACATAGCCGTCCGCCGGCGCAACCCACTGAACGAGAATGCGACTCCGCGCGATGCCATCCGCCCCAATAATCGAGGTTGTATCGTCGCTCGTAAGCGTAACGGACGTTGGCGGTTTGGGATTCGCGGTGCTTGGCAGGCCCGACTGCTGAAATCCTTGCGGGGTCAGCTCTTCGGTGACATCCCATTCGTAGACCGATGGGTCGGTCTCTTGCACATCGACCTCACAGCCGAGGACCGTCAGGGTCCTGCCGCCATCCTGGACCGAATTCACGGCGAGTCGATGACTCGCGACTTCGAGGAGCTTGCTAGTCCAGCCGAGCAGCGGCAGCGTCATCGTCACGACGTCCAGCGCTGTCCCCCAGTAGGGCGACATGTTGAAGGTGAACGTCCCGGTTCCCTGCTGGCGCCTGCGCAGCAATTCTATTTTCGCGAGGCGTTGCGCGGTTGGTGACGAAATTGTAAATGGAAGCTGAATGTCGTACCAGCGCCGATCTCCACCATCCGCCGCCATATTCGCGTCACCTTCTGGATTCGCTGGTGAGGCACCCGCCCCGTAGCCGTGTAAGGTGTCCTGGGCGTAAGGCGGGAAATCGCTGATCTGCCAATCGTTCGTCGGGCTGATGTAGGTTCCCTTCACGCCGTTATAGAGATCGCGAATCGAGACCTTCTGACGCCACCGGAACGGACCGATCATTTGCGAGAGGGCCGGCAGACTATCGGCAATTCCCGTATCGCTCGTGTCGGGAGTGCTGGACCCGGAATCACCTACCAGGAAATTTGAGATCCGCAAAACGGGAGAATTGCCGAGCGAAGAAAAATGATGTCGCGTGATCGTGGCAAACGTGTCGAGGTCGCCGCCGAGAGCGTTATTTGGGTTGTCGACCGTGCCAGTGGAACTTGATATGGCTTCGGCCCGCGTGGGGCGAAGCCGAGCGGTTGTACCGTCCGCATAGGTGGCGTCGAAATAGCAGTCATAGACGCGAAGTTCGTCCGCCGGGTCGGCATCGCCGAGGAGGCTTCCGTCGAGTGCGAAGCTGACGGTCAGAGAGGCCGGCGGCCCCACGAGAGTAGCCGTATCCGTTCGCGATGTCCATGCGGAGGAATCAAGCACGATGGTCGCTCCGTCCCAGATGCTGTTCGGGTCGCCGACCGTGACCTCCGCCGCCGCCGCATATCCAGTACCGGGAATGTGGGTGGTGACGACGCTCATGGTTCCCGACGTGATCGACTTCCCGATCGCAAGCGAAGGCCCTCCGCCCGAAACGCTTCCCCACGCCGCCGGATGAATGACAAATTCTCCGGAGGAGTAGGTGATGCGTCCGCCGCACGAAGTCAGCATATTTTGCAGCACTTCGCCGCGCTTCATCGAGAGCGGGAAACTGCCGTTGAGCGTATAGCGTTTTTCGGTCGAGCCCGCCGCAAGATCCACATCCTCATCGCAGATGTTCGCGGCGGTGATGAGCTTGGCGTCCGGCACTTCGTCATCGGAGGCGCGGAAGCCCCACTTCTGATTTTTCAAATAATCCGCAATGCAGAGCGCCGAATTCTCTGTGTAGCCGGTGCTGCTGTCGCGCGGGTCCGCAATATCGTTTTTGCCGTGCAGCCGGAAGCTGATCTGGGGAAGACCGGCAGCGAAAACCTCATCGTTGTAATGCAGCCGGAGGAAGACCGCCGTGCAGCCGTTCAGCAGACAATCCGAGGTCCAAGGGTTATTGTCGACCGTGACGGTATCGCTGTCGCTGTCGTCATAGGGCGTCCCGTCTATCATGCCGGGGAAGGTTGCGGTCTGATTGCCGAGCAGGCTCTCCATGTGGACCTTGCCGCGGTAGTCCGGGAAGGTGGTCACGACTTGGCCGGAACTTGTCACATCGGCATCGAGGCCGCCGCAATTGTAGGTGAATGTCGTGCTGTTGACGAGCCCGATGTAGTATTTGCCGTTCAGCGACTCGTCGCCCGCAACGTTTTGGATCTGGACCAGATCACCATCCGCTATGTCGATGAAGGGCGACGACATCGTGACGGTTACGACGCCGTTGCTTCGGATGATCTCCGAGATATTTACCGTTTGCTGCGTCGGGCTGAAGCTGTTGCCATTCGCCCCGATGAGCACGCGCTGGTTATCGAAAAGGACCGCGTCAACGCTCTCGCAGGGATGGGTCGCGAGCACGAAGATCAGGTCGAGGTATTTGTCGCTGTCTCCCGATTCGTTGATGTAGACGATCGTGCCGCCGACTTTGCAGCGTCCGTAGCAAACAACTCGGGGCGCGATGGGATTGCGGGAGGCGGTGGCGAGTCCCTGCTGCGGCTGGCCCAGTAGCGTGCCGACGCCGCCGATCACCGTGCCCACGCCTGCCGCGATCAGCGCATTGCCAAGGAGCGCTCCGCCGCCGAGTGTCCCGATGTCGATCAGAATGCCGCCTGCGATCTCAGCCGCGCCGAGAATGATGGGTACGTATTTAGACATGGATCAAACGCGCCAGGCGCGAACGGCGAGGGCGATTGGAGCTACCTCAAACCCGCGCTTTGATGCGGCGAGGATTTCGCCGCGCAGTCCGACAATCGCGAGCGAGAAATCGCGAGGGCGCCGCAAGAGAATCAGGTCGCCGCGCCGGGCCCGGAGCGGAATAACCTCAGGCATGCCGTTTTCTTCGGTGATGCGCTCCGTCACGGCTTCAACGGATGCCCGCCCGGCATATTCCTCAATCGCGCGGTACGCTTCGCTGCGCGTGCTGTACTGACCGCGAAATGGCTCCGCAATATCGGTACCGGTGATGGCCTCAACCGCATCGCAGGCGAAGAGGCAGCAGTCGGAAGAGCCATACGAGAATTTGGTGAAGCGGCGAGATTCGAGGAAGCGGTGCAGTTCGGTCTGCCAGTTGGGTTTGCGGTAGAGCACGAACTTGACGAAAAGAGCAAATTGCCTGTTTAAAGGTTGTTTTGGCTGGAAGGTGTTCTCCCCCAATACACGGTCACTTCCTGAATTCCATTCACAAAATCAAACCCGCGATCCAGCGGATAATCGCGCTTCTGATCTTCCGCCGTGTACCTTCGCTCCACTGACGTATTCATGTCGAGCAGCCGGCTCTCGCAGGCGATTGAGATCGTGGCCGTATCGCCGCCGACGTCAATCGTTGGCTGATCCATGCGGCCCCGGAAGGCAATCACCGGATTCGCGATGATTGCGAGCGAAGCGTCAAACAGCGCCAGCCAAACGGTCGCGGCTAGCCCGACCTGAAACTCCGTCATAATGCCGGTGAGCAGATCGAGATTGATGCCGCTCATCGAGAGCGTGATGCCGCGCGCTTCGACAGTTGATCCCTCTTCGACTGTTGAGACGGAGCCGAGCGTGCCCACACCCGTCCAGGTGATGCCGTTCCACGTCAGATCACCCTTGCCGCTCCAAACGTTCAGCGGGCCCGATGTGAAGTTCGCCTCGACCAGGAAGGCCGGGCGAATCATGCCGCTCTCGATGGCGGCGATGAATGCGGAAGTGGCGTCAGAACGTGGCATTAGATCGCTTCCCGAATCTCAAACTGAAACCCGTACCGAATCCCATCAGTGATGGACCATTTCGACGCATTATTTTTCAGGCGCCAGTAAGTTCCTGCGACTTGGCCGCTCGGAACCAAGCCCGCGAAGGTCGTATTCGCAAGCACAAACACGCAAGCTTGCCCCTTGCACGCAAGAAAGAACGCGACCCAATCTGCCGCGTCCGTAGCGCTCATCGGCGGGAGGGTTACCGACGCCTCCATATACGATGCCTGCCAGTCCTGGATCTGCTGTTGCCCGGTGAACGGGCTCATGACAGCCCCGACAATGCTATTGGACGTAAATTCAACCGATTTGGGCGCCGGCGAACTCGGCATCGTAACGATGGTCCAACCTAAATAAGTCGCCATGATTTACCGCTGCGGCTGCCGCCTTGTGCGCTCCGCTGAGGTCTGAACTGAAGTGATGATCGCGGACTGATGGACCGAGGCGAGAGCGGCCCGCGTGCGCTGCTCGACGAGAGCCGCGTCTGTTCCGCGTGCGTCGATCGTGTAATTGACGATTTGCATTGGTTGCCGGCTGCTCTTGTCCGGAGCGCTCGCAAACGACGCGAAGGCTTCCGCCCCGCGCTCGCCCACAACGTACGCCATTCCGGGATCGACATTGCCGCCGGAGGCGCGAAAGCTGAGCTTGTGATTCGGGATGATCGTGCCGGGCCGGTCAGGGATGAATAGCTCCGGCCCCTTTTCGCCTACGAGACTGACTTTGCCGACGGGAGGCCTGCCGCCTTTCGCGAATGCTGGCCCATCGTAGCTGATCGTGCTGTCAACTTCTTCGCCGCCGCCATCGTCTCCGCTGCCTCCCGAGCCTCCTCCACTCATCGAATTGGCAAGGAATGCGGTGAATAGTTTTAGACCGGCCTCGCCAATCTCGCCCCAAACGCTCGGCTTTGGCCGCGCGCCGTTATAGAGCGTGGTCATGGATGGCTGATCGCTCGGCTTTGGCGCTGGAGTGCGGATGATTAGACCGGATGGATCGCGCGTGAGTACGTCGCCAGACTGCGCGCCCGGGGCGCCACTGGCGCCCGAAGAGGGGGAGGTTGTGCCGGTCGACGAACCGCTGCTGGAACTTGCAGATCCGCCCGACGAATCAGACTTACTTGAGTGACCGCTGAGGAGCGCCTCCAGCAGCTTCAGGCCAGCGCTGGCAATCTCTCCGCCAATGCCGGGTAGTTTCGCCGCGCCGTTCCGGAGCGTGGTCAATGCCGCGGTTGATTTGGCCGGGGAGGGCCCTACGTCGCTATCGCCGCCGTTTTCTAACTGCGAGAGATCCGAGCTGGTGATCCCGAAATCCGAAGTGTCCTGCGCTCCGGAGCTGGACGCTACGCTCCACTGCGGGATGCCATTCGCTCCGGCCAACGTCACAAATAGCGCGGTCGCCGGCGTGTTGCCGTCGCGCTTCAACGTGTTATCGCCAGCGCCGAAGATTTTGCCGAGAGTCGCGATCACGCCTCCCGCTCCCTTTGCCTGCGCTTGCGGTGAGCCTGGGGCGTTTTGCCCCGCCGCTCCGAGCGTCCCTTGGATCTTTGCCGCGATCGTGTGCTCAAGCCCTTGCAGACCCATCTTCGAGATCTGCGCTCCGAGCGATTGCAGGAAGCTCGCCCAGTTCGTTTTTTGCCCGGTCATGAGCTTGCTCAGCTCATCATTGATGCCGCCGAATGCGGACCTGAACGCATCGTGAACCTGCTGCGCGGCAGATTCCGATTGCGTCGCCATCTCTCGGAAGAAAGCGACCATGCCGTCTTTGGCGGAGCCGACGGCGAGGGCCTGCTGGCTGAGGATCTGGGTGCGCTGCTCTTCGAGAGCCTTCAGTGAGATCTCAAGGTCGCGAGTGTCGCCGAACTTCGCCCGAAGCTGATCGACTGCGGCTATCTGCTCATTGACGGCTTCGAGCTGATCGCGATAACTCATCGCGGTCCGAAGAGCGTCGGCGGTGACCTGCTGTTGATGCTGGAGGGCGTCCAGGTTTCGGGTCTGCCCGATCTCCTGCGGGCTCGCGCCCTCGCGCTGCATCTGCTGGTATTTGAGATCAAGCTGCGCTTGCCGGTATTCTTCCGCGCCCTGGAGCTGCGCGGCGCTCAGCCGGCGCGTGGCGTCGATCTGCTGATTTATGTTCGCGAGACTAGCGGAGGATTGATTCGCTTTCTTTGCGTTGAAGAGATCAATTTCCGCCTTGATCTCCGCAGTAGTCGCACCCTGCGCGGCGAGCGCCCGTAGACGATATGCGAGCGTGACGGTATTAATTGCATCCGCGCCCAATCTTTGGACGGCCGCCAGACTTTTTTCGAGGTCGATCTGATCGTGGATTTTTAGTAGATTCTGGGTGAGTTGACTTGCCTTCTGCTTGTCGAAGTCTTCGCCGAATCCCGTTTCGAGCTTCTTGATATCCGGCTGATGGGTCTTCTTGAATTCCTCATCGTTGAACTTGCTACCAAGCGTCTCCATCAGCTTGGTTTGGATGAATGCCTCGCGCTGCGCTGCTGCTCCTTTGCCGATGGCGGCGGTCTGAATCTTAAGCGCTGCCACGCGGTTTTCTATGCTCGTGGTTGTCTGATCGAGCTTCGTTTTCCATTCGAGGTCAGCCTTCGAGAGCGCGAGAGTATCCTCGGCTGCGAGCACGTCGAGCTGCTGCCCGAGCGTGAGCGACTGATGATGTTTTGCGAGATCGTTATTGAGCTTAGCGATCGCTTCTTGCGCCGCGCCCCAGGATTTCGCCAGGGTTTCGGCTGTGTCGGTTTTGCCGACGGCAGCGAGCGAGGAATTGACGGCTTCGATCTGCGCCGAAAGCTCATGCATCTTGTCGGCGAAGGGGCGGGTAAGATCCGCGGCGGATTTACTCGCGTCGAGTTTTGCTTTCTTCTGTGTCAGATCCTGATTCGTTTGGGTGAGTCCGAATCGCGGCTCGATCTGGAGAAGCGCATCGAGACGCCGCTCAAGCTGCGTGACGTTATTTGTTTCGCTTTCCTGTAGCCCACGCGCGTTCGCCTGGATTGGGACGCCTGCAATGACCGCTACTGTCGGACCGCGCGGCTCCCCTATCGCAGCCTGTCGCGCCTTCGCGTCGTCGAGGGCCTTCTGTGCGTCTTTAATCTCCTGTTCGATGCGCGCCCGCCGCTGCTCAGTGCCCGCTCTCGAAATCGCCTCTCGCGCCGCCGGATCTTCCGTTGCCCGGGATTTCTGCGCGGTCTCAATGTCGATATTGACCAGATCGTTTTGAAGTTTTTTGTTCGCCTCGACGGTTGCCGTCGTGGGGGCCGTCAGCGTAAAGAAGCCCTTGAGCGAGCCGACCTGCTCCTGCTCCAGTAGCTTCTGCAGTTGATCGATATCGCGTCCGAGCGACTGCGCGAGCGAATCCGCGGCTTGCGTCGCCTCGTCTAGTGCGAGCTTCAGGCCATTTTGCGGCTTCCCCTCAAGCGTCGCGATCTCGTTTTCGAGCCTGTCGTTCGAAACACGAAGCTGATCGTTGCCCATTTGCAGGGTCTGATTCAGCCCGCCAAACTCCTGATTGATCCGCGCCGGAGCTTCCTGAAGCTTCTTGAATTCTTCGTAGAGGTTAGCGGCTCGACTGACAAGTTCTCCAAGCGCCCCGATAGTGGCCGCCGCGCCGATCAACGGGAATATCGATTGCAGCGCGCCGCCGAGCCCAAGCGTGCCGGTTAGGAATCGCTCGCTAGCCCTGATGGAGAGCTGACCCTCCGCCAATCGAACCGCGCCACTGGCAGCCGTCTGCATCGGCACGCCATGCGTGCCGGACGATCCGCCCGCCGATTCGCCTTGCGTGGCCTGTCTGCTGAGACTCGCAAACCTCCGGCTCTGGACCCCGATCATCCGATCCAGCACGCGCTGCCGCTTCTCCAGCGCCGCGACGTCGTAATTCGCTTCTTTCGCCTCATTCGAAAGCTGCGTTGCTAACTGGCGAACGCTGTCCGAAGCGTTTTTGTTCGCCGCGATCTTGTCGAGCGCCTGCGTGTACGTGTGGGCGCCGCGAGCGTTTTCCTGAAAGGCGAGCGAGAGTTTGTCGAGCGTGCCATCCGTGATTTGCCCGGTTGCACGCACCTTCGCGAGTTGCTCGTGTAATTTGTCGAGGCCGCTATCGCCACGAACGCGGAAATCAGCCGCTCCCGCGAGCGACTCTTTGACCATCTTCGCCTGTGTGCGGAGATCGTTCAGGGAGGTTCCGATGCTGAGCAAGCGGTCTTTGATCCTAGTGGCCGAGCCTGACGCTTTCTGCTCCGCTTGTAGCAGTTCTTGTGTGAACCCGGACATGTCCACGCCGAGCTCGACGTAAGCGCCGCCGACTTTTTGGTCCATCTACTTCCCCGCCTTTTCCGCGACTTGTGCTCGGATCACTTCAATCACCGCATCACGCGCGGCTTCCTTCGACGCATCGAAGCCGGGACGCATGAACGGATGCGCCGCGACGTGCCCGATCTCTTTCCGCTCGCTGGTCGGGCCATGCGATACCTGGCGATGGCCTAACTCGACCCATTTCGCCTTATAGCCTTCGCTGCCAAAGCCGACTTTGACCCGGCCGGAAGTGCCGCTCGGAGCTACTTCGGTCACCATGACTATGTGCTCCTTCAGCACGCCGCGATGAACTGGCGTGCGTTCGCCGATAGCTTCCATGAGCACCTTGCCGCCAGCTTCGAGGCCCTCCGTCATGATGCCTTTGGCGATGGCCGGCCCGAGCCGTTCGAGGCTCGCCTTCAACTCGCGAAGGCCCGTGATTTCGGTTGTTACTGCTGGCATCGATTACGCCTTCAAGGGCCATATCATGTTTGTATGGCCGAACTGATTCTCGACATGCAAGAGCCCCCAAAATTCGGGGCCGACAGGCTCACCGTTCTTAACGCTAACGGAAGCAAGATCGAGCTGAAAGGGCATCTGGTATGGGTTTCGACGTTTGGCAATAAGATATCGATTGAATTCATGGAGGCACCCCGGCCCGGAGACGAACCGGCCGCTTCCGCTCCTCTCGACCTATCGGTTTCTTAACTTGGTCTGCGCCATCAGGAAACAGCGGATATTTTGCGCGACCAGGTCCTTCGGCGGATTAGCCTTGCGCCGATGATAGGACGGCATGAAATCCGCCGGCGCTTTCGCCTGCTTCGGGTGGCAAAAGCTATAATTCACGACGCTCGCCGCGATGATACCCGCGAGAAGCTCGGCGTGCTCCCGCTGCCGCTCGATAAATTCCGAGTCCCTGTCAGCCAACACGCGAAGCTGCCTAGGGGTGAGCCGAAAAAACTGTTCAGAGGTAAGGCCGAGCCGGACCACCGCCGTACTCCAGCAGCGGTCCCACATCTGAGCGTTGGTCAGCCGTTCGCCGGGCTCGGCTCCGGCTCCGGAGGGTTTTCGTCGTCCGCCTCCGGCGTCGAATTGACCCAGGCATCGATCAGCGCGCCCTGAATCTTCGCCGTGTTTTTGTGTGTGATGAATCGGGTCAGCTTTTCCGGCTTTATGTCCGGATGCGCCTTGAGCATGCACGCGACGAGCATCGCCCGCATGCGCGTAACGCCCACGTGCGACCAGTCCACTCCGAAGAGCAGGCTCATGCCGGTCATCTCTTCCGCTTTTGCGATCGCGTCGAAATCGAAGGCGAGCTGATAAGTTGTGCCGCCCAATGTGAGCGGCACATAGCGGACGGTGGGATCAGCCGGCGTTCCGGCTACCGTGTCAGTCGGAACCGGCATTTATTAGCTCCCCGGCGTCCAGGTAATAACTCCAGAGACTTTCAGTTGCCCCTGGATCTTGACGATCTTGTCAACTTCAATCGGGGTCACGTTCCACTGCTCTATCAACGCCTTGAAGGTGGCGACGTCGCCAGAGACGGTTTGCGCCGAGGTTTTTGGCAGTTCGACCTTAAATGGGCGTATTTCGAGAGCGGCAAACGCCGTCTCCATTTCCACTTGGCCGGCGTCGCTGCCGATGCGGTTACCAGTGAACGCCCAATTGCCTGAATCAATCAGAGTGGGGAGGAACTCGCGAGCGCCGCTCTCGAAGTTCGTCGCATCGTCCGTTCCGGCTTGACGACCGGATTCATTGAGGCCGGAAAGTTCGCCGACTGCCGTGTAGCCGATGGGGCTCGCGGTGTCGCCGATGGATAATACAGTGCCAAGGCCGATGCCGGCCTGTGTGCCGTCGTAAGGCATGATTTGCTCCTAGTTGTGTTTGGAATTTAGGCCGGAGGGCCGGATCTACTGGTAAAACCAGATCACGTATTCGAGAGTCCGCCGGTAAGTGCGCGGCGCGTCATCAAAAAAGTCAATTACATTCGAGCGGAAGCAGCCCGCGACCATCGTCGCGTCCACATCCGCGAGCGTGCCCTTGAAGCCGCTCAGTACGTTGTCGATCGCTTGAGCGAGGTTAATCACTTCCGCCGCGCCACCGTAGCAGTCGATTTGCAGCCGACGCTGATTGACTGGCCGGAGCCCCTCGAACGCGTAGCGCGGCGTGTCCGAGGCCCACAGATACGACCAGGACGGCAGCGCCTGATCCTTCGGCAGCTCCGCGAGAAAGCCGCCGATGGGCGCGATCGCTTTGACCGCGCTGTCAGCGTTCACGAGCAAAGTAAGTCCGGACTCGATCATTGATTCGCGCTGAGGGCGACGCAATTCAGGACTAGCAAGATGTTGCGTTCGCCCGGATTCTCGATCGCCTGGATGATGTACGTTCCGTTATTGCCCTGCACCCGCATGCTCGGCAGAATCCCGGTCTGCCATCGAATCGTAATCGTCAAATAAAGCTGCGTCGTGTCCTGCCCGGCCCTGATCACATCCGTGCCGCGCACCGGATCGATCGCCGCCCACGTCGTGACGAACGGCGTCCACGTGACAATGGCGCCCGACGCATCCGTTCCAGCCGTCTGCTGAAGCAACGTAACCCGGTGGACCATCCGGCCCGGGTCAATGGACGGCCAAGGCGTCAACGCGCCCTCACGAGCGAGCCTTGCGATAAGCAGCTTGTCACGGAGAACGGATATTCGAATGCCACCGCTCTGCCAACCTCAAACGGAATCCGGCCGTTGTACCAGGCCGAAATCAGCAATTTCATGCCGTTTTTGATCAAATGCCCGTCGCCGGACCAGAACGCGGAATCAGCGGCGTAACCGGACGTGAAGCGAACCAGGATCGAGGACGATGGCCACGGAGTGAACGTTGGCCACGTTTTGTTGTATGGCGGCGCGAGAACGCCGGGCCCCTTGAAGCCGTCGACGATGTAATCCGTATTTTCCGTCATCGTCGTGATGGCGCCATTCGAATCTTTGTATTGGACGAGATCCACACTGTTCAGCGGCCCGCGCAGCTCCACGCGATATGACGGCCAGTAGTCATGATGTAGATCCCATTGCTTGACGACCAGGTCGCGGCCCTGGAGGATCTCGGCCTGCACGCGAGCGCCAATGATGAGCGACATGATTTCGTTGTCTTCGTCGCTATCCGCCGGCGAACGCTCCGGCACTTTGAGGTAGCTCTTCATTTCGCTGAGCGTCAACGGCTCAGTGAAGGATTGCGCGGGCGAAGACTCGGTGGGGTTGAGCGATCCATAAACGACAAGCGCGCCATAAAGGCCGAGATTGCCGTAGGTGCCATAAGGCCCAACCCCGCCGTAAGGAAACCAGCTACTCACCGCCAATCCTCCGGCCAGGTAACCATGTGCACCGGCACGTTAAATATCTGCGCGATTTCTTCGTTCGTGAGTTTTCGAGATTCCACAAAGCAAATATCGGCATTACTGCCGACGATATACGGATCCCTTAAATGAACCACCCCGCCGCATGCGAAAGACTTCTTTTTGAGGAGCGCGGCGGCGGCGATAGCCCCGATGAAGCCGCGCCTGGTGAGAGATTGAGCCTTCATGCGACCGCCCCTTTCGCCTCGCAAACTCCGAACAGATCCAGCCCCTTAAACCGCGCCACCCCGTGCTGCGCGTAAAGTTCGCGGCACATTTGCTCTTGCCAGGGCTCCGCGTCCGATTTCAAGCGTCCAAGTAAGTCTTGGTATGGCTCCCACCACGATTCCGGCGCCGTCGCGTATCGCCAAACTTGGTCGAATCGCGGATTGGCAGCCGGGTTGAAAGCCTGCGAATACATGCGATCGATTTCCGCGCGTGGCTTATTCGGCCAGCGCAGCGTTTCGACCATCTTGTAGGCCGCGTGCTTCGCAATCAGCCGCCGCTCGTTCAGCCCCCACAGATGCATCACGCCACCGTAGCCCTGCGGGACGGGTCGCCATTCGTTGAGCGCCGGTCCCATGGGCTCGCGATGATGGAAGCGGTCTCCGCACCATCCGAGGCGCGGATCGTCGGCAAAGACGACCGAAAACCAGCGATTCCCCCAAATGCCGTTCGCGTGATAGCGGCGGAGATCGCCGCGCAGGTTGTAACCGGGGAGTTGCAAAATGGATCCGCGCGGCATTGATTCGACCAATCCGCGCATGCGCACTACGAGATTGCCGGTCAGAATCTCATCCGCGTCGACGATGGCAATGTGTGTAGCCTGGGCGGCCCGAGCGATCCTCAGAAGATAGCCACGGTGCTGCATTTCGCGCCATTCGGAGTCTTCATTCAACGCAAGGTGAACTCGGCCGGGATGCTCATCGCTTATCTCGCGCATGATCGACGCGCTCTTATCTGAGCTGGCGTGGCACAGCATCACCAGCTCATCGCACCACTGGAGCGCCACGCGTGCCGAGAGGCCGAGAACCCAGTCCTCGTTACGGACCGGCATTAAAGCTATCAGCTTCACGCGAGCCCCCGATTCCGTAGCAGCAAATTCGCGTTCTCGGGCCACTCTGCGATCAGTTCCCAGTCAGGCAGTAGCTCCAGCAGCTCGTCGCGTGTCGCCTGGCCCTCGTACATCTCGATTCGGTCGCATTCAGTCAGCAGCCATCGCGTTCGCGCCAGAGTCTTCGCTCCGCCCGCGATCATGTTTCGTTCGGCACCCTGAATGTCGCACCAGATCAGATCGACCTGCTCGATTCCGTAGCGCTCCGCGATCCCGTCGAGCGTCATTGCGGCGACTTCGACCGCGCCGGTGAAGGAAATATCGGGAAAATGCTCCAGATGCTTGAGCGGCTTTCGAACGCTGCTGGATCCGTCGCCGCGCCCTTCCGCCAAATGCAGGATCACTTTACTGGCCCGGTTCCACACGGCGGCATACAGGATGTTCACCTGCCGCCGCCCGACGCGTCGCTCCAGGATTGGCACATTTCGCGGGTCGGCTTCGACCGCGACAAGCGTGATCGGCTTCGTGGCCGCGTCATAGAGCAAAACGGTGTCATTGCCGTGATGCGCCCCGAGCTCGAGCACGGTAACGCGCGGGCCCGGGGCGTTCGCGATGATCTCGGTTGCGTATTCGCGTTCGGTTTTCATGCGGATAAGGGCTCGTGGCCCGGGAACCCAAAGACTCGGCGCTGATTGAAGAGCGCCTGCGACTCAATCCAATGCTTGCGGCTGTTCCACTCCTGCATGTGCGGTGGGACCGCCGCGCCGTGATTCACGCCGTCGTTCTGCGTGCGGAAATAGTGCTTGTGCAGATGGATCAGATCTCGGCGCTGCCAGAGGACGCCGAGTTTGACTGCGACTTGCTGCAATTCCTCGTCGCCGAACATGTGAGCGTAGCCGTCGAACATCGGCCCCCTGCCCTGATACATCCGCGTGCGGAATTCGCGGCCGAGCCAGGGGGAGCCACAAATGCGATCAATCGACCCATCCGCCCAGCGGTCACCGGTCGGCTGCATCACGCCGAACGTGCCGCCGAAATGCTCTTTGCATTGGGCGCTGATAATATCAGCCGAATTTGCGAGATCGGGCAGTGTGTCGTCTCCTCCGGAAACGATCCAGCCGGCCTCGGGATCCTGCTGAAGCACCAGCCCCGCCAGCATGTTAATCGATTGGGCCCAGCCAAAATAGATCGGCGTCGGAATGTGAATATCTGCCTCGATTGGCTCGCCCTGGCGCAAAAGAGCGATCTTATAGCCCATCTCGCGCCATTTGGCGATGACGGGTTCGGCCTCGGAAGCTGGCCGCGCGGAAGGGATGGCAAACCAAACGCTCATAGGTCGACCGATATCGGCGCTTGGCCGGAGTCGTCCATTGACTTGAAGATGATCCTTCGCGCGATTCGCTTCGCTTCCTCTGGATTCGAGGAAAGCGCATCCGCTATCTTTTGGAACTGCTCCTGCGTGACATAGACCTCGGAGGTCATCGTTACCGCGTCATCCACTCGGCATTCGAGAGTGAATCCGATGCACATTTGCGGGATTATGCCGTCATCCAGGAGCTGTTTGACGACTGGGTTTCCGACCGATGCTGTTGGTCTGTGGCTCATAGCGCCTTCCAGTTAGTTCCCTTGTTTCTCGGACTCGTATTGCCCGGATGAATCGTGGCATACATCAGCTCGCCGGCGTCTTCCGTGACGAGCTGGCGCCGCCGCGCGGCATTCTCCACAAATGCGTTATCCTCGCCCACCTGCAGCGCCGGGAATCGATTCACTTGCCACCATTCCCGCCGGTAACAAAGCGAAGTTCCGAGGGCGTAATTTCGGGTTCCGTTATATTTCCACCATCGCGATCCGTCAGTGAACCGCATGCTGTGGAATCCAGCCACGGCTTGATTACCGTTTCCGCAAAGCGTTTCGATTTGGCGCGCCAGTCGTTCGGGTCCGGACCAGTCGTCATCGTCCCAATGGCAGATGATTTCGCCGGCGGCGCGCTCGCAACCGAAGTTGCGCTTCTCTCCGACGGGGCGTGATTCCGCAAGATGAATGAGCCGGATTCGTTCATGGCTTGGAACCAAATCCCTTACGTCCTCCCCGTCCGCGAGGATCAGCATCTCGGAGCGGCGGTAGGTTTGTTGTTGAAAACACTCGACGGCTTTGGGGAGCCACTGTCGGCGATTCCGCGTCAAGCACAGGCACGTCGCGAAACGGTTGCCGCGCGCTTACCTCGGGAGCCTCGGGAACGATTACCTTGGTTTCGTAGGCGACGCGTGGCGACGCGGCGATCCGCGCCACCTGTTTTCTGAGCAATTCCCCGGCGACGTCGTCGGGACAGTCGAACGTCTGACCGGGCGCTGCCAAGCCGTATACGCCGCGCAGTTGGCGATTAGCGATGAGTTTCATGAGAGAAGAAAAGGGGAGGGGCGAACGGATGTCCACCCCTCATAAATGGCCAACCAGACTAGGGCGACGTCGTGAACGTGCCGTTGACGAAGCTGGCAGCACGTTTGACGATCAAGGCGAGGCGCTTCTCGGCCCGAACCGCGACCATGTTCTTGACGAAATAGTCGCTGTGCTCAGTCGAGATTTCAACCGTCATCTCCATGCGATCGCGGATCTCGGCAGCCACGGCATTGCCGGAGCCAACCAGGAATGAACCGCTCGCGATAGAGGTTGTCGGCACAAGATCCAGACCGAAGATTTGCGGACGCGTAACGGGGATCTGCGGATCACCGAGGATATAGCGGCCGAAGCCATCTTTGGTCAGGCGGATGTCCCAGTAGTCATTGGGGTTCAGGATCACGAAAGTCGGGGCGATTTCCTTCGCTACAGTGATCTGCTGAATTGCGCGCCCGATCACATCGAGCTTGGTCCAGCCGGCCGCCGGCGAGAGCAGAGAGCCCGAGAAGTCACTCGACTGGGTGATCAGACCATTCAGATTCTCGCCAGTGCTGTCGCCAGAGAGAAGCTGCAGCTCTTCTTCGAGGTTCACGTAATACGGCAGAGCGCTGTTGAGATAGCCCGCCAGCTCGCCGAAATCCGCCAGGATCTGCTTTGTGGCTGGGATCCAGGTTGCAATGGTCCGGACCTTCTCCGATGCGCTGGTGAACGTGACGGCGTTTTCTGCCTTGTCGCTTGCTTCCACCTGCGGGGAGGCGATCTTTGGCGCTGCGTTGACTTTCACGAAGTCAACTACCTGCATGGCCGTGGGCCGCGCCGCTAATAGGTCGCGTACCGTGAGGGCCTGCCGCGCTTCCTGCGTGATCCCCGGAATGCGATCGATCTGGAGGACGCCGGTTGTGGCCGTTCCGACAGCGGCGCTCGTAATCGTCGTTTTGCGCTCGAAAAGCCGGGCCACTTCCGCGCCCTTCAGTTGGATGGAGGCTCGGCCGCTTCCATCTTTGACCATTCGGGCGATCGAGTCGTTCGCCTTCAGCGTCTCAATGAGACTCGGCTGATCGCCGTCTCCCGAGTGGCGCTCGGCCATCTTCTTGTCGATCGCGTCGACTTGCGTTTGCAGGCCCGTAAGAGAATTTTTTGTCTCTTCGAGCATGGTGCCGTATTTCTTCGTTTCCTCGGCAGCCTTTTCCTGCGACGCTTTGATCTGCGCTTGCAAAGCCGCAAGCTGCTTCAATAGTTCGTCCATTGGTTTACCTTTTGGGTTGAATTTCCAGGCTCGTTACGCCGCCTGAAATTGCGACTTGATAAAAGCCTCAAGCTGGCTGGCTGCTGAGTGGAAATCCGGCTCAGACTTATCGCCCGCGGCTTTCCCTTCGGGAGTGGCGTCTTCGCCGGCTTCCTCGGTGATAAGTGCGGACAGGGTGTTGATGACGCCTTCAACGGCTGCGCGGTCCGCGGCGCTATGCCGCCGGCCTGCTTTTGCCTCACGCTGCGCCTTCCATTCCTTCGTGTCCATGCCGTACAATTCGGCAAGCATGTCGAGGTATTGCGGAAGATACGCCATGTAAGCGTCGGAAAATTGCTGGATGATCGTTTCGCTCGCGCTCATCATTTCTTCGCGCGTCGCCTCCGACCAGATCACCGAGCAGAGAGCCTGCGACAAGGCGCAACGCATCTGGTAGCCGGCATCCTGCAGTTGGTTCTCCGTCAGCTCCTCATTGAAATCACCCTTGATGCCGCGAGCGCCCTTTACGCTCGTGATGAGCGCCATTTCGTTCATTGGGAACGTGACGACGGAACCCTCGTAGAGCTTAATTTCCTTGAGATGGCGGACTCCCGATACGACGGCATCCTTGACCGCCTCATAGCCTATCGAGAGTCCTTTCACGATGCGGGCCTTGAGCAGCGAATACGCTTTCTGCGCGGTCGGAAGCTCCATCAGGAGTTGTCCCTTTGCGAAGAGTCCTTCCGGCCGATCTTCGAGCGTGAGGCTGCCAATCGGCTCTTCCGCGTCATGCTGCCAGAGCATCGGAATTACATTCCCGCGTTCTTTTAGCGTCTTCGTGAATGCGCCAGGCTCGACGACATCGCGCCCGAGATCGACGTTGCCGTAGGGCGAGAGCAGGCCCTCGAAGCTGCCAGCCTCCGAAATCTCTTTGATTTCGAGTCTCATTCGTTTCGTCTTCATGCCGCCGCTGCCTCCTGCTGATTGCCGCCCACCTTCACGCGGGCCGTCTGCGCGGGCTGGGTCACATCGCGCAGGTTGAGTTGAATATAGTGATCGTCGCCGCTTTCGATCGGGTTTTGATCCTCAAGATTGCGGACTTCGTTGATGCTCGACACGCCATTCTGGAGCATTGTTGCGTAGCCCGTCATGCGAGATTGGAAATCACCCCTCAAGAGCGCGTTCACGTTGTGCTTGAAGAAATAGCCGGCGGCTTTCTCCTCTGGCGTCAGCACGCATCGCCAAAGCTCTTGCTCCCAACGGGTCAGCCATGCCATCAGCGTCCGCTGCACAAACTCCAGAGCAAGTTGCTCGATATTGCTGAATGTTGCGCGGCTGAGATCGCCCACCAGGTGCGGAGAAACCGAGAACCAACGGCAGATCTCCGGAATCGTGTACTGGCGCGATTCAACGAGCTGCGCATCGTGCGCATTAAGGCCGATCTGCTTATACGTCGTGCCGTTTTCCAGGATCGGCGCCCGGTGTGGCTCCGAATATGTTTTCTCCCAATCGGCGCGGAATTTGTCGAAATCTGCGTCAGTTTTAAACTTCTGCGCCATTTCGAGCAGATAGGGAATCCGCCCGCCGTTTGCATAGAACCGCGCGACATTGCGCTCCATCGCGATCGCGGTCCCGATAGACTGGCGAGCCATCGTAATGACCGAGTAGCCGCGAATGCCGTCCCAGCCGAGGCCGCGGAGATGCAGAATGTCGTGCGGCTTGCCGGGCTGGACCGTGTAGGTCTTATCAGCCTGCCCGATCTGCTTGATGACGTAGATGAGCCGCTTCTGCTCGCTTTTTTCGCGGTCGGGAAATACGAGTTGGGGCTGGATGCCGCGAAGCTCGATCGCGGTGCCGGTGCCGGATCGCCTGATGATATGAGCGAACGCGTTGCCCTGCAAGACGCAGTGGCCGGTTTCTGTCTCTGTGAAGCTCTGCGCGGTCGTCTCATCGTTGGGCGCATTTTTGAGCGCCGAGTACATCGGATGTTCGGTAGCTTCCCGCTTCGCGCCGTTCTTTTCCTGCATGAACACCGCTGGGATGAAGCCCACGGATTCGCTGATAATCCGGTTACAGGCCCATACGACGCTGTGATTGAGCGCCGTCTCCGTCGAGACTGGCTCTCCCGACCAGGCCGGAAAACCACCCGACATGATCGAGTAGATGCCGGGGTAACCGTTGCGCGCATACCAGCCGGCGTTAACGGCGTCGAACGAAACGCCGCCGGCTGCCTTCAGTTCGCGTCCAAGCGAAACAGGCTCGGAGTCGAAGCCGCTGAAGAAGCCCTTCACGGCCGATCGGAGTTCGGGGAAAAGCACTAACCGACGCTCCTGAGTCCGGAGTAGGACACGGTATTGCTCTCCGCAATCAGCGCGCGCGCCAGAGCGTTCGTCGTGGCCGAAATGCCGTCAATCCGCGAAGAATTGCGCGCCCTCTCCGGCTTCACAAACATGAGATTGTCGTTCGCTTCTTTCGCGGTGAGGCAGCTCGCGTTCCAGCGCAAAACGGGATGGCCGCCATGGCCGAGTTGCCCGGATGCGACCAGCGACAGAATCTTTTTCGATGGCTCGCTGAGCGTCGCGAAGCCTTGCCGGATCTCGACGCACCGGTAACCGTCTTCGACCATCGATACGGACATCTCACGCGAGTTCCAGGGATCAAAACAAATCTCTTCGAGGTCGAAAAGTCGCGCTCCCCACTCCAGGCGTGCGCGCATGTCGCGATAGTCGATCACATCGCCCTCGCATAATTCCAGAAAGCCCTGCTCCGCCCACTGACGGTACGGCATGCCGTCTTTCAGTTCTCTCGCGCGCAGGCCGGCCGCCGGCGTCCAGAAGAATGGCAACACGTCGAAGCCGTCGTCGCGCGGGAAGACAAAGGAGATCGCCGAAAGATCCGTGCTCATCGAGAGATCGACGCCCACCCAGCATTGCCGCTCGATGAAATGCGCGATGACGTCGTGAGGCAGCGGCCGCACAGCATCTTCGGGAGGTTTTGGCAGCAAACCCGCGGCGCTCCATTCGCTCCGGCAGGCATCCCACTTCGCCATGTCGATCGAGCGGCCTTCCTTCTGATCCCACATATTGAGGAAGTAGCGCTTGAACGAGGTCAGATCGCCCTCGGCCGATAGCGACGTGTACTTCTCGCGGATCTTTTCGATATCGAGGAAGCCGCCGTTCTCTTTCAGGCTCGGGTTCGCCTTGATCCAGGTCTTCTCATCGTGCGGATCGTCTTCGACCGCGGCGCCGTAAATCCGCCCGTAGAATTTCGGATCCGAAATGATGCCTTCCTGGATCTTGCGCGTCTTCTCATGCAAGCGCCAGGCGATCGGCGATTCGTTCTGCACGCCGGCGGTTGTGATCGCGATTGTCAACGTCTGCCGCCGCGTGATGCCGCCATTAGTGAGCACGTCCCAGTTCTCGAGCTGCTTGCGCGTCTTCCACCGGTGAACTTCGTCCGCAATGACGCAGGCCGGATTGACGCCGTCGCCCATGTCTCCGTCCGCCGCGATCGCCGCGTAGAAGGAGTCTGGATCGCCGCGCTTTGCGATGCGGTTCGTTCCCCGCATGATCTTCAGACGCTTCGAAAGGATCTTGCTTTGTGAGACCATTGCGCACGCCGCGCGGTAAACGTTCATCGCCTGCCGTGTGGCCGCTGCGGCGCCGTACACCTGGCAGCCGCGATCCTTCGCGAACATCAGTACGAGCAGCGCTAGGCCGGCGGCCCATTCCGTCTTCCCCGATTTTTTCGGAACTTCCTCGTAAACGGTCTCGATCAGCCGGCTTCCCGACTCGGTGAGTTGGCCGAAGATCTGCGAAGTTGCTTCTTCTTCCCAGGGCGCGAGAATGAACGGCTTGCCGTACCATTCGTCGACCGTATGCTTCAGGATCAGTTCGAAGAAGTTGCATGCGGCGTCGGCGTGTTGCTGCGAAAACGGCACATCAGTTTACGGTGGGGCGCGGTGCGCGCGGAGCTGTCAAAAGCGTCATCAGGTCCGATTCCCCGCCCTCGGGCTTCTCGATCGCCAGGCGCGTCCGGCTGACCGGCGAAAGCCCGAACTCGGAGCAAAAGGCTTGCACCTGGCGCCAGGCGGCGCGGCTAATCGCGACCGCAGGATGGACTCGGCGCTTCAGCACGACAATCACGTCCTTGACGATCTTGCATTCCTCGATGACGAGGCCCTGTTTCTCGATGAGCAGATCCGCCTGGACCGCGCGGGCGTAGCCGACGCAAGCGCCCTCGAGCATCTGGGCGTCGGGGCGTGAATCCAGATCCATCAGCTCGAGTTCGCGAGTCCAAAAGTTCCAGCACGCTCGCGCACGGCCGCGGAGATGGCGAGGACAGGCTGGCAGGCCACGGGCGGCTTGCGGCTCGGCGTCGAGCTTCGCGGCGATCTTTCGTTTGCCGCGCTGGCGCGGATCGCCCTCGCTAATCTGTCGCTTGGTCGGTTTTGGCTTTCGGCCCCTCATGATTTTGAATTAATTTCGCCGATTTTAAAGTTAGGGTGCGCAACGGTCACGGACAACAGGGCTCCAGAGATTTGACCCGCCCTCCCCGCCTCGTAACGTCGCGTTAACATCGCCCCTGTTCGCGCATCGTTTTGCGGCTATGGCACTGTTTGCAAAGACTTTGCAGGTTTGCCCAATCCAATCGCTCGCCGCCGCGGGACATGGGCACGATGTGATCGACCTCGGCCGCTGCCGTGACGTCGCCCTTGCGCTCGCACTCCGCGCACAGCGGATCTGTAGCGAGCTTGAGCAGTCGCAGCTTGCGCCAGGTCGCATCATATCCGCGCTCTGCCGTCTTCCGCCTGGCTTGCGCCGCCGGCGTGATCCTGTGTCTGTTGGGGAGCTGCGGCATCACGAACTGCTCAGCCGGCTACGGCACCACTCAATGCTCGGTGGCAGCGATGCCGCGCTGGTTGTGCGATGACAGGCTTGCCAGGCGGGGGGCCTGCTCATTAGCCGAATCGCGCGCACGCGACGCTTGGACCCGCACCACTCATATTCGCTACCGAGCGTGAGGCGCAATGCTTGGCCCGCGGTGATCCTGACTATCTTGCCGTCGAGCAAAAGCTTGACTTCGGGATGCTCCGGGGCGCGGAGTATCCGATGCAATTCAGATTGATTTGGGGACACGTATGGATTGCGGGCGTATGGCCGCCCGAAGCCGATTACCACCATTTGCCCGTGGGGCGCGGGTTTGGGCGCATGATAGCAGCGCCAAGTGTCACAGGACAAATGCCCGCAAAAATAATTTGCGCGAGCTGCGTTTTTCTCTTGCACATTACGCGCAATGTGCTAATCTATAGATGCAAGCCGACGAGGCGAGCAGAAAGAGGAAACCGAAATGACAGCGATCACAGGCAATACGTACCCGGTAAAAGATCAGATTAAGGCCATGGGTGGCCGCTGGGACGCTGATCGCAAGGTCTGGATGGTGGATGACAAGATGGCTGCCGAGGCCCAATGGCTCGTCAACCATGAAGCGGTGAGGGCAAAGAAGCCGCACTATGCGACATGCCGGCATTGCGGATGCGCATCGAATGGGAATTATTACTGCACGGACTGCCGCATCGCGAATTATGGCGGCTAGCTAGGAACCCAAAGAAGGAAGGAACGCGAATGACGAACGAAATTACATACCGGGCGGAAATCGGAATAAACGGCGATCCCATTGTGGTCGCAGAGTGTGGAGATGCGGCCGCTGTATATGATGTGCAGACGGCATCGTACAGCTTTGACGGGGACGACGACCAATGCCCTATCGAGGCCGATGGATGCTGGCCGACTCCCCCGGAGGACGTGATTGAGAAAGCCCGTGTTTTGGCGGTCTAATGACCAGCTATAAGCCCGCCTGGGATCTCCGCACAATCCCGGACACTGAATTCCACTCCGAGGCGGCGCGTCGTCGGGGAGCGAATAGCCCGCGCCGCGCGAAGGTGTTGCGCCCATGCCCGAAGTGCGGATCGATGCTCGGCGCTCGCGAGCTGCGAGCGCATGTGCCGCGATGTGAGGGCGCGCGTAGCTAGCGGCACCCGGGAGCGGCGCATTATGGCGTCGGTTGCCTGTCCGCGCTGCAACGCGAAAATAAACGAACTATGTCGCGTTGATGTCCTCTCGACTATCAAGTCTCCGCGCAGGCCGATCCTGCATCAGGAACGCCGCGAGGCGTGGCAGCAGTGGAAGCGGCAGCGCGAAAAGGCTGACCAGCCCTAGCGCCGCTGCGGCAATTCCCCGATTTTCCCTCGCGCCAATTGCCTCGCCCGACAAACTCTGATCCGCGCGGCAGTCAGCGTGCATCCCCAGGCGGCCGCCAATTCAGCGAGCGAATTCTGCTCCAAGTAGAACTGTCGCAAGGTGCGCCGAACAGGCGCCGGGATCGCGCGCATGATGCTGGCCGCGTCAATGGGTGTCGTATCCAGTCGCGGGCCGGGCAGCCAGCGGGGAAGCTCCACCGTCGCGGCGGCTTTGCTCCTCAAGTAGGTGCGGTGGATATTGAGCGCGATCGAGTTGACCCAGGGCAGCAGCAGCTCGGGATCGTGGAGCTGCTCACGCCGTTCCCATCCGCGGGTCCAGCCATCCTGGGCCGCATCTACTGCCGCATCGTAAGAGACGCCGCGGTGACATAGGAATTTGACCGTCACTCGAAACGCGCGGGAATAGGCTGCCGCGAAATCCTCATCCGTCATCGCTTGTGCGGGGGGCTCATCGGCTGGGTCGCGGCTTCCCAGTATTCTTCCTTCGTCTTCAGGTCGTCGCATTCTTTTTGCAACGCCTGGATGGCGAACTGCATGCCAGTGATTGCGTCGTGACTCTCGCCGTTTTGCTTGTTGATCGTCACAGTCAACACCTTGATGTCATTGCGCATGTCGCGCACGTCGCTGCTGAGCTGATCCACGCTGGCGCTTTTGCCGCCAAACGAGAACGCGAGGCCTAACAAGAATGCGAGCAGGCACGCGACCGAGCCTACTCCCAAGGTTTGCTTATTGAGCATCACCGACCCGTTTTTGCTGGCGTCTTCGTCCGGCACTTGCGCGCAGCGTATCAGCGCCAAGTGGGAGTGAGCAATGGGACGGAGGTTTGCGCCTCAAATGAGGGAGAAAAACGGGAAGTTACTTCAAGGCAGGGCAGGCAGAATGAACTTCACGCAGATCCAATCCCGGCAGCAAAAACGTGTATGTTTGGCTCTCCGAGTAGGAGTGAAGTCTCAGTCGGAGCTTTGCCTTACCGCCTGATAGCAATGTGCGGACGGTCTGCTCGTCGGCCTGCACGAGTCCCTTGGATCCGCTGAGAAGCCGCCACTCGGAGCTGTATGGTTTCTCGTCGTCGAAGCGGGCGAACACGAGCTGGCTGGGAGAGAATTCGCCCGACCGGTATTCGTCGTCCGCTAGCGAGATTTCGGTGTTGACGAGAACCGCGTTTTTCTTCTCTGAGCAAAGGATCGTCAGGTTAGCCTTCTCGCCGCTTTGCGAGATGCCGGCATTGACGAAGCCTATGATCTTTTGATCGGAGAGCGAATCCGTCTCTTGAGTGCGCCGCCAATTGCTCGCGGCCGCCAAATGCCCGGCCATGGCGAGCGAGCACAGCAATAGCAGCGTCAGTTTCAAAGAGCAAATCCTCCGATGTAGCCTTCGAGGGCTGCAAATTAAGCGCCATTTCGCTGGATTCACATAAAATCAGTCACTTAGGAGAAAAAGTACCGCCGTTCACGAGTAAACGGCGGTACACAGTGTGTAGTACGGTTTACGATTCGCGCCCCACCCCCGAGGCACGCGGCGCGCCGATCAAAGGCAAGATGGGGCGCCGAAAACCAATCGGCTATTTGCCGTAATTCCAGTTTCCTGGAATCACCTCTAGCCCATCTGGATCAAATTGAACGGGACCCGGCTCAATCGTGGCTCCCCGGCTCAGCATTTCCGCGATCGCAAGGGCCTCGCGCTCGATAATTTGGCCGGCTATCCTGTGCCTCATTCGAAGCGAGCTTAGCTCTTTCAATCGAGATTGGGTAATTCTAGCCGTTTGGGGCATCGCAAAAATCATTGCTTTGCCATGGACATTGCTCACGTAAAACTCCTGAGTGCGAGTACGGGGTACGAGCAATTGTGTCACGACGGCCACAAAATTGTCAGCCCATTTTTTTTCCCACGCTCCGATTTGAGTTTATTTTGGAGGCCTTCGCATCCGGATAGCCGATCTGCGCCAGCAGGACCCCGCGCGCCACTGAGCCCGGCCCGTGTCGAGCTAAATAATCGATCACGAAGGTGAGCACTTCGTCAGTGGGCCCCTCATGGGCACTGACCGCCTGCCCTTTGGTCAGCCATGACTCAAGCGCCTGTTGGTACGCCTCCTCGATGGTGATGCCCTTCTTTGCTGCCAGGCTTTTCACCTCCTGATGGAGGGCTTTCTCTAGCGTGACTCCAATTTTTTTCTTAGCCATGTCAATTAGTTAGGAAGTTTCTTTTGGAACCTTCTTGCAATTCCTAGGAAAGTGTCTAAACTAGTTCCAGGTGATGAACTCATGGAACAAATGTTAACAGGAACTACGGAAGCCACGGAAGTTAAGGAACCGGTTGCCGAGAGGTCGCGCCAGCTCTCAACTTCCATTCCGGAGCCACTGCTAATAGATCTCAAAGTCTTGGCGGCGCGAAAAATTACGTCCCTGCAGTCGGAAGTGCAGGAGGCCCTGCGCTCACATGTCGAGCGAGAAGCGTCTAAGCTCTCTCCTTCTTCCCCACAGTAACTCAATTTTTCTCACATTCAGCCTGCGTAAAAAGCGATGCCGTCCCATTACGAACGTTACGAAGTAGATCCAGTAATCGACACCTATTCGCACTGCTGCAAGGGGAGTCCTATCGGTACGTGCGTACTGTGCGGCTTTACCGTTTGCGAGTTTCACGGTATTTACCTCGACAAATCGGGTGACCAGGTCGCGTGCTGCTCCTGCGAGGAAGCCCGGCTCGACGAACACCTGAACGACAACGATCTCGACGGCCCGCGAGCAACCATCGTGATCTCTCAACTGCAAATCATTGCGCTCGCGGAAATGGCGGGTGTCGCGTGAAAAGCCTGATTTATCTGGTGATCGCGGTGATGACGATCTTCTATTACTCGCAGATTTACGCCGGCGGCAATGGCTTCGTCTCCGAATTCTCGCGCGCGATTACGCAGGCGACGGGAGCGGCAAAGTGAGGCTCGACACGCTAATTCACGACGAGGATGTGCGCGCACCTTTGAAGCTGTACATATACGGTCGCGACGGATACCATCGCGGCGGTCAATGGTTTCGCCGCAAGGTCAAATATCCGGGCGAGGAAATCACGCTTGAAAGCGCCAAGCAGGACGCCGAGGCTGCAATCTCTCAGGGCCTCGAAGTGCGCATTACGAACGGCGGCGACAACTTGGTTTTCCATGCCGTCGACGGTCGCGTGATCTTTCCGGCATGCGGAGCCGCTGAGTTCTGGGAGAAAGCCGCACTATGAGCCGCGCCGCATGCACCGTTGGTCCCTACGCCCGCGAATCGAACGAGATCATTGCCCCCAACGGCGAAACGCTCGGGGTTGCCTACCAGATGGAATCGGCCGGCGAAGCCCCGCACCACTGCGAGGAAACACTCGCGAATGCCGCGCTGTTCACGGCCTCATGGCAAATGCTCGACGCGCTGAAAGCGGCGCAATCGCACGTCGAGTACAGCGAGCAAATCCTCGGGAGCGTGCCGTGGAGCAAGGAAACGAAAACCAAGATTGCGGCGGCGATTGAAGCCGCGGAGGACTACGAATGAGAGGCAAGCGCGTAAAGGCGCTTCGGCGGGAATTCATCGCCAGACATGGGAGTGGCCCGCGAGGCGCGCGGGTGCTGCAACGCGGAAGTCGAGAGACACGCAAGCCGGGATTCTTTCTTGACTGGGTTGTAGTGGGCGGCAACCAATTTCGACCGATCAAAAAACGATACTTACGGGAGCGCGCAAAGTAATGCTGACATTTGCTGTGATTTTTCTCGGACTCAGCGCATGGTGCACCGGCGCATTTTTATTCGGATGTTTCATGGGTGAGCTTCTCTCGAAGTGTTCCGCGCCAGCGACGGCAGACTCGGAGCCAGACCCGCTGATCGACATGAAGGAGGCCGCGTGACCGAGAAGCCGAAACGCGCAAGAGCCACGACGCCAAAACCACCGGCGGAGAAGGTGACGCTACGCGATCAGCTTGCAATGGCGGCTCTACAGGGTCCGCTTGCCGGCGAATCTCACTATCGCCGCGAGCAGCTCGTTAAGGACGCGTACGAATCTCACTATCGCCGCGAGCAGCTCGTTAAGGACGCGTACTTGATCGCGGATTTGATGCTCGTCGCGCGAGCCGCAGGCGGGGCCGCGTAATGGACCGCGACGCATTGAGGGATGCGCTGGCGATGGAATACATCCGTGGTTTTCTGGCGGAAGATATTCCGCTCCGCGCCGAATTCCGCGAAGTTACTCGCGATGCCTACGCGTTTGCAGATGCGGCTCTGGATGCTCGCGAAGCCGCGAAACGGAAAGAGGCCGCGTGATCTACACCGTTGGATTTTATCCGCGCGGCCAAGGCAACGCGCCGGCACACGTGATCAGTGTCGGCGAAGGCGAATACGAAGAGATCATGCGCGAGCTGATCAAACGCTTTCCGGCCGCGGACGACATTTACCTCGACGTGCGCACGGAAGGCGTGCGGGTGTATTTCGATCTGCCGCAAGCGGCGCGGGCGGCGTAGTGAATTTTTGAAAGGAAAGCATGCAGAAGATCAGCAACTCCCAACTGGCGGCGCAACTCAGGGCGCTGGCCGACATCTATGAGGCGAATCCGGATATTGCGCAACTTTACGATTTCCAGGTCGGAACCGAGCTTCTATTCTGCGGCGATCAGGCGCAGTTCGCGGCTACGGTGAAGGCATTTGGCCCCGGCGAGAAGCGGGACGAAAAGACGAACTACATGGAGGGAACTATTTCGTTCCGGCCGACGAACTTTCCGAGCCTTCAGGTCGTCGCCCACAAAGCTAAAGTTTGCGAACGCGTTGTCGTCGGCACGCGCGAAATACCGGAAGTTCGCATACCGGAGACGATAGTGCCGGCGCACACCGAAGAAATTATCGAATACCGCTGCAGACCGTTTCTGAAAGATTCCGCGCCCGTAGCCGCGGCTGCCGAAGTCGAGGTTTTTTGAGTGGCTACAGTCTCCAACACGCCGCTCCGCCAGATACCGGCTGCTGATTATCATGCGGCCTCAGGCCTTTCGCACTCCGGAATGAAGGACCTGGCGATTTCGCCGCTCCGCTACTGGTATCTGCACATCAACCCGGACCGTCCAGCGCCGGAAGAAACGCCGGAAATGCGGTTCGGCACGGCGCTGCATTGTGCGGTGCTCGAACCAAAAGAATTTCCGAACCGTTACGCCCGCGAGGTTTCGGCTGACGACATCGAGGGCTGCCTGCGAACGGCGGACGATCTTCGCGAGTGGCTCAGGTGCAAGTCGCTGCCGGTATCCGGCAGGACAAAGCAAGAGTTAGTCGATCGCGTACTCGGGAATGATCCAAACGCTCCAATTTTCGACGTGATCAAGGCCGGGCATGCGGCGCAAAACGCGGGGCGCATTATCTTGACCCGGGACGAGTGGGATCGCGTGCGCGGGGCGACTTACGCACTAGTGAATGACGAGCCGCGCGTTGCCGAGTTACTACAGCGCGGCACGGCGGAGGTCTCAGTATTCACGCAAGATCCAGAAACCGGCATAACGCTAAAGGCCCGCATGGATTGGGTCTCGGATGACTACACGCTAGACCTGAAGACATTCACGCAGAAGCGGGGTAGGTCCATCGACAAATCGGTGGCCGATGCCATCTACTACGAGGGCTATTATCGCCAATCGTATTTCTATACGCACCTGCGAACGCTTTCCGAATCGCGCAGGAAGCCGCCGAAGTTTATCTTCCCGTTCGTGGAATCAGAACCGCCATTCGAGGTTCGTATCCGTGAGTTGAAGCCGACCGCGCATGGCAACCCAAATCTGTACTGGGAGCGCGCGCGCATCGAGATCCAGGGCTTTATTTACACATATGCCGATTGCGTTGCGAAATTCGGAGACAAGCCCTGGAGGGAAGCGCGGAGTATTGACGCCCTTGCGGATGAGGAGATTCCTGCAATTGCGTACTGACGGAGCAAATTTATGGCATACGTGAAAGCAGTTCGAAGAGCAGTGCCGCTTATAACTTCAATCGCAGGGCCGTCTGGCTCCGGCAAGACGCTGGGTGCCTTATTGATGGCCGCTGGCCTCGCGGCTCCCGGTGGACGCGTGGCGATGATCGACACGGAGAACATGCGGGGCACCCTCTACGCAGATGATCCTTTGCTGATTAAGGCGCTCCCCGACGGGTTCGGCCATTATCCCCTTGATGCTCCATACAGCCCGGCTAGATATCTGGAAAAGATCAAGGAAGTCGAGCGCGACAACGTTTCGGTTTGCGTAATTGACTCATTTACTCACGAGTGGGAAGGGTTAGGCGGATGCGCCGAGATTGCGGAGACCAAGAAGCGGGGCGGAATGCCGAACTGGGCGCTCGCAAAACTAGAACACAAGAAGCTTCTAAATCACCTTCTTTCGACCAACATGCACTTGATTTTTTGCCTCCGCGCCCGTGACAAGGTAAAGATCGTAAAAGTCGGCGGGAAAGAAGAGATTATCCAAGTCGGCATACAGCCGGTAACCGAGAAGAATTTCGTTTTCGAAATGCTTCTATCGCTACAGGTTGACGAGAAGACGCACCAATCTTCACCAATCAAAGTACCTGCGATGCTGTCCAGCTTTTTCCCAACATCCGGGGTACTACTGAGCAAGGAGCACGGTCAGCGTATCCGTGAGTGGAACGAGGGCGGTCAGCAATCCGACCCTGCTGAACCGCTGCGCAAGCGAGCACGTTTCGCTGCAGAGAGTGGCGTGGCCGCCTATCAGGAGTTCTGGGGCGCGCTGACGGCCGCACAACGCAAAGCAATCGGCGAAACGCAACATGCCGACAACAAAGCAATCGCCGAAGAGGCTGACTTCCTTGCCGAGCAGGAACGCTTGAGTGTTGATGACGTCTCGGAGCCAGTTCCCGCTTAGCTTTAGCGATCCGGGGAGCGGCGCCGTCCGCTCTCCAATCTCTTGATAGGTGACCAAAAGACAGATGGAGAACATGCTTGACGAAATGATTAGCGAGGCGCGGCGCGAAGCCGAAAAATGGCGTGTTCGCCTGGAAGATCTGGAGTCTCGCAAGGGCGGCGGACGGTCCACATCCGCCGAGCTGGCGTTGACGGAGGCTATCCGTCAGGCCATCAACGAACGGCCGCGCACAAGCATCGAAGTCGCGGATCGCGTAGAACGGCTGGTGCCGGGTTCGGACCGCCGCGCCATCTCAACCATCATCGGGCAGCGCGTCAAGGCGGGCGAGATAGCGAAGACGAGCGACCTGAAGCTATACATCGTCCGGTCAGTCAGGCGGCCGGGATGACAGCACAAACGCAAGGATTACTCGTCGCGATCGGCCTGATCGCGCCCATTCTGATTGCGATATTGGCGAGCCCGAAAGCGTTGAAACGTCTCGGCGCATGGGCGATCGCGCGGGCCGTGGCGCTCGAAGATGCGCGGATGCACTACGCGATGACGCGGGAGACGGAGAAAGAAGTTCTATGGCAGCAATACGCGATCGGGAAATCGCGAAAAGGGGAATCGTGGAAGCAACTAAGTCGGTAATGGCCGAGGAGAGCCCGCAGGAGCGCATCTCTGGCTATGAGAAGGGGCTCAGCGATTCCTCGCGACTCATCAAGCGCGAAGAGGATAAGACGGCTCGCTGGCGCCGCCTGGCGCTTGTGTGCGGCGGAATCGCGATGGGCCTGGTAATTGTGGCCGGCCTCGAAGCCGCCGCATTGCTTTGGAGGCATTGATGGGAGCTTCGGTCGCTTCCCTTGGCTTCGCGGACGGCGGTTACTTCATAGCCGTTCCTTTCACCGGCTTGCGCTCAGGTCGGGCTTAACGTCGGCGAAGCCAAGGGTTGTGATCGAAAGGAAAGATGAATAACTAAATGGCAGCAGCGGGAAATATATCGCTTGATTCGGTCGCGAGACTCAGCCGGGACATCGCGAAGTCTTCCGGCTCACTCTCGAAAGACGAGGCACGGTTCCTCGTAGACGCCTATTACCAGATGCAGCACAACCGCATCATGGCGGGCAATCAGACGCGAGCACTGAATGAGTCCGGAGAGCCACATGATGTTCTCGTATGGCTCGGAAGTCAAAATGACGTCCTAGAGCAGCAGGTTAAGCGTGCGCTTGATCGCTGGACGGACGAGCATCCAGTAGGCAAGTGGCTTAAGGCGATTACGGGCATCGGTCCAGTAATCGCGGCGGGCCTGCTCGCGCACATCGATATTGAGAAGGCCCCGACCGTGGGCCATATCTGGCGCTTTGCCGGTTTAGATCCGACTCTCAGTTGGGGGAAAGGACAGAAGCGCCCGCACAACGGCTCACTCAAAACACTCTGCTGGAAAATCGGCGAATCGTTCGTGAAGGTCTCGGGGAATCCGAATGACGTTTACGGCAAGATCTATCTCGCGAGGAAGGGGTACGAGCAGGCGAAGAATGAGGCTGGCGAATACGCCGCGCAAGCATCGGAGGCCATCACTAAGAAGCGCATCGGAAAGGAAACCGAAGCCTATAAGAGTTACTCATCGGGCAAGCTGCCGCCGGGCCATATCCACGCGAGAGCGAAGCGCTATGCCGTGAAATTGTTTTTGAGTCATCTACACGAGTTTTGGTATGAGCATCACTTCGGCGAGAAGCCGCCACTGCCGTATCCGATAGCGATTTTGGGCCACGCCCACAAGGTTTAGCCATGCGTTGGGAGAGGACCATGCTTGAAGAGCGAGCCATAAAAGCAGAGAGAACCATTCGATTCGAGCGAGCCAAGGTTTCAGAGTGACCCAAAGAATGAGAGCGAGCCAGGACATTAGAAAGAACCAGGACACAGGAGCGAGCCACTCCAGGTGAGGGAACCAACTTACAAGAGCGAGCCATTTGCCCGGAGAGAACCAGTGGCTTGGAGCGCCCCAGGGAAAGAACGGAAACTGAACGGAAAGGACGACTAAGTGGAGTTACGACGATTGTTGGCATTTAAGGACGCTCGCATCGAAGGTCTCGACCTGACAACGAGTGATGACATCAAGGGTGTGATGGTGCTTTCTGCGCCCATGACACGCGAACACGCGGAGATACTCGGCGTTGACTATCTCCTCAACGGGACGGTCGTTCGAGAGGGACTCGGTAACAATATCCCGCTGAGCATCGAGTTACAAAACGTAACCTTGCATCTGCCGATGGCGACGGACTTGGGCCAGTCCTCGACTTACTATCCCGACATCATCCACAAATTACGCTTGAGCCGCACCGAGGACGCGCAATTTGAGATCACGATGCGGGCGCACATCCCGGCCGGGCAGAGTCAGGAGGCGCTGGCGTTTCTCTTCGCGGTAAAGAAAGACACGTTCGAGATGGCGGTCCGCTCGCGCCAGGGCGAGCTATTCGAGGGGGGGACGCGGGTTGAGATGGCCGTGCTGAAAGACGAGAAGCAGGATCCGCTGTTCGCGTGCCCGCACTGCGACGCGGATATGCCGTACGGCGACGAAAACGGCTTGACGCACGTGAACGAAGACGGCGAAGTGATTCCGTGCGTGCATCCGAGCGCCACGGCGGTTGCCGCGATGAAGGCAAGCCGGACGCCTGCAGTGGCTAGCGCGAGGCAGATGAAGACACTATGAGCGAAGTGAAACACGCCCCGGGGCCGTGGGTTATTAGCGGCGAATTCAAGGACGAAACCGATCTACAGATCCTCGATGACAACGATGGTGGCGTTTGCCTAATTGGACCGTACACCGAAGAGTGGACGGACACGGAAAAGGCCAACGCCCGCCTGATCGCCGTCGCTCCGGAGCTTCTCAAGATATTAAAGGCAGCTCTTGAAGATTCCGGATGCGATGGGGATCTGTGCATGCGTCAGTGGCACGAGGACGCTCGCAAGGTAATAGACAACGCGGAGGGCCGCCAATGAGTTACAGCGACTTCGCATGCCTGTCTGCGTTCCTTGGATCCGCGACGTGCTGCGCATACTGCCTGCGGACAGCGCGGGGGGCTCACAGATTCGTGTACGTGAGCTTCACGCTCTACGCATTTCTGGCTCTGTTTCTGTTTGCCCTCGGGCTCCTTCAGTTATTCAATCTTCACTAACAATGCCGCGCACTCAATCAGCCAAAGACCTAAAAGAAGCGGCCGTCGACCGCCAGGTCAAAGACTTCATGCTGCTCCGCGGCTGGCGCTGCATCCGCTTCCAGCGCACGGTCATTCCGGGGGCATTCCAGACCGGCGAGCCGGGAATCCCCGACCGGATGTACGTCAAGTACCTCGATCATGCCGGCGTGTGCGTAGCGGTCTGGATCGAGCTAAAGCGGGCTAAGCGCGGCAAGCTCAGCGAACAGCAGCAGAAGTGGCGTGATCGCGAAATCGCACGCGGCGCTGTTGTGCTCGAAGTGAATGATATTGACGTTTTCCAAACAGAGTACGAGACGCGATTTGGCTGGCTGCACGAAGGGCGGTTTGCGAAGGCCGCCGCCCATCAAACGCGGCTTGGCTTGGAAGAGGAGTTTTGAACCTGGTGAAACGATCCTGGATTCGTCTTTATACGGAAGTCCCGCACGATCCGAAGGCCCAGCGGTTGCAGCCGGCGCTTTTCAAATTTTGGATCAATTGCCTTTGCCTGGCTGGCGGCAATAGCGGGGTGCTTCCGCCTGTCGACGAGATCGCATGGGTGCTCCGGATGAATGATCAGCAGGTTATCGATCAGCTCTCAAAGCTCGAAGATGCGAAATTTTTGGAACGGTCCGAAAGCAGTTTCGTGCCCCATGGTTGGGATAAGCGGCAATACCAAACCGACCTGTCAACGGAACGCGTGAAACGGTTCCGAGAGCGTTCCACGAAACAGTCAGATGAGCGTTTCGAGAAACAGGACGTGAGCGTTTCGCGCAACGGTTTCTCCTCTGTATCTGTTTCTGCGTCTGTTTCTGATTCTGTTTCTGCATCTGCCCCGGAAGGGGGTCAAGGGGGGAACTGGCCCGAAACGCTGGCCGCAGTCCGTGAGCCATTCCCGGACGCCGATGAAATCATTGCCGAACGCATCGTGCTCGAGGCCTTGCGGGCGAAATCGACTGCCGACGATGCCGAGATTGCGGCCGCTGTGCGAGCCACGTACAAGCGCCGAGTGCAGAAATCGCCGGGCCTTTGGCTGCAAACCGTACCCGCATTTCTGAAAAACGGCGCGCCGAAATCGCGGGAATATCACCAGCCGGCATGCCTGATCTGCCAAGATTCGGGGCGAGTTTTGAGGCCGGGAGTCACCGAGAAACCGGGCTGGGTTGAGCTGCCGGAGGGCGAATTGTACGTGTCGTGCGAGTGCCAGAGAGGCGCGAAAGGGATGACGGCGTGAAGCCACTCGCCATCGATTTGTTTTGCGGATTAGGCGGCTGGGCCGAAGGTTTTCTAGCTGAAGGCTACGAAGTCATCGGTTTCGACATCGAGCGTCACGACTACGGAACCGGTGGCTATCCGGGCCATCTCGTGATTCAGGACGTGCTCACCCTGCACGGCTCGCAGTTTCGCGATGCTGCGCTGATCGTGGCGAGTCCGCCGTGCCAGGAATACAGCTACATGGCTATGCCATGGAAACGCGTGAAGAAGAAGGCCGCATGGTACATGGAAGATCCGGCGCGGCAGCGCGAATTAACTGCGCTTTTTGATGCGTGTTTTCGCATTCAGAGCGAAGCGATTATGGCTACCGGTCGAGAATGCTTGCGATGTTCGCGCGGGTACATCGATGGAATGATGAGCGCGCCAAAGTGCGCATATTGCGACTCGAAGGGGATGATTTACAGGGACATCCCGCTAATCGTAGAGAACGTTCGCGGCGCTCAACCATGGGTGGGCCGCGCTCAGTGGAATTACGGCAGCTACTACCTCTGGGGAGATGTACCGGCCCTAATGCCGAAGGCGTTTAACGCCCACAAGGTTCCGGCGTTCAGATTCGATGGGACCGGACGATCGTTCCAGTCCGCCTCTGTAAAGCGTGCCGGTATAGAACGTCCGTTTAATCCTCCCTGGGTAGCGGCCCGGGCTGGAAAAAATGATTCTGCACGTAAAGCCGCATCCGCCCAGATAGCCAAAATCCCGTTTCCGCTCGCGCAGCATATCGCACGGTGCTATTTGCCGGCGTGTAAGGAACTCTCCGCATGACCCACGAACAACAGCGCCGCGTCGACTCCCAGGGCCTCCGCATGGCCGCAAAGGACGGCTGGCATCCGGAAGTTATCGTCGGCATTCCGTACGCCGTCATCACCGCCAGGCCCGCTAACAAACACGCGCAGGCAAAGCGCATCGGATACCCCGGGCCGGTGAATTTGGCGGAAGCGATCGAGGCGGGCTGGCTTCAGAAGCACGAGGCGAAGTTTATCGTGAGCGCGTGGTTTCAATGCAGCCAGGGTCGCGAGGCGACGCCGGAGGAGCTGGCGGATTGGTGCGAGAGCAGAGAGGGGAGAGCGGAGTGAACTGTCCCTACTGCGGCAATTCCGCAATTTTAACCGACAGTGCCGAGGTCTATCACGGAAAGTCTTACGGGCCAATCTATCTTTGCCGTCAGTGCAAAGCATGGGTTGGTTGCCATCCAGGAACGACAACGCCGCTCGGTCGAATGGCAAACGAGGAATTGCGAAGGGCCAAGATATCCGCACATGCTGCGTTTGATCCGCTATGGCGAGGTCAACTTCCAAAGGGAGCAGCCCGCCGCAAGGCTTATCGCTGGCTGGCAGATCAACTCGGCATAGACCCGAAGGACTGCCACATCGGCATGTTCGATGTGGAAATGTGCCGCAAGGTGACCGAGGCCTGCAAGCAATCCGAGGTCACCGCATGAATTCCCCCACTCCCGCTCTCCCGAACCACATCCGCATGCGCATCGCCCGCGCGATCGAGCGCGGCGCCCGATTTGACGCAAGCGAAAAACGCTTCGGGTATGCGCTCACGGCGACCGACGACGACGGAATCGCGAAGCACGTATTTTTGGCGTCCTCGTTCGAGCGATTCCACCAAGCCATCATGTGCATCCTCGAATTTCGCGAGAACGGCACGGCCGCGGAACGCGCGCGGCAGCGGAAACGGAGCGAGGATTTGTCGTTTTACAGACGGCAACGAAAGGCGCAAGGCGAAGCGCGGAAGGCGACTAAGGTGGAGAGATTGAGGCGGAAGTTTTACGGGAGCGCGGCGTAATGTATCCGCTCATCTATATCTGGCGATTGCGCGTGCTGTGGGGCGGAGACTCGCCCTATTTCGGGCGCCGCTGCCGGATCATTGCGCGAGGCGCGCTGAACAGCCGAATGATCGAGTTCGAAGACAAGTCGCTTGCCATCGTAAGCGGCAGCGCGCTGAGGAAAGCTCGATGAGTAACAAACCGAAGTGCAACGCCTGCGGGCTGGAGATCCACCGAGACAGCGGCATTGCCTACATGGGCGACAGTGTGCGACACCGGCACAGGAGCGACTGTATTAACCCGTTACAAGCCCGCATCGCCGAGCTTGAGCGTCGTCTCGAAATCGACCATGCCTATGATTTGGACGGCAACAAGCTCCCCTTTCCCGAGGGGGCCCCTGATGGAATCTCGTGCCGCGACGAAACGATTAAAGGTCTTAAGGAGCGCATCGCCGAACCTGAAAGGGAAAACTCCATTCTCCTGGTATCTGCTAAATATCCGTTGTCAGGCTGGCAAAAGGCGGAGGCCGACAGCGAGATCCGGCGTGCAGAAGGATTATTCAACGATAACGGGACGCTGCGGTTGAGAGTCGCCGAGCTTGAGCGCCAGTTGGCCGCTGTTGGTGTCGAGAAAGTCAAGCTTGATTGCCAGTATGTGCAGGCATCCCAGTGCCTTGAGGAATGGCAGATACGAGCCACTAGAGCGGAGCGCCAGTTGGCGGAAGCGAGAAAGGCTCTTCACGCATCCGCAAGTCTCAACGCTGATCTGGATCGGCAGCTTGCCTCCGAGCGGGCGAAGGTGGCGCTGGCGGTTGAGGCGGCTAAGAAGCCGCTAGACATGCCGAAAGACTGCGAGAAATGTAAGTCAGCGAAGCGGCATGCCAACAGCGATGCGACGACACCGGGCTTCTTTTATACGGAATGTGACTATCATCGGAATCTTCGACTGATAATTACAGACCTTATTGCCGCCCTGCAATACCCCGACGTGCTGGCCGACCTCCGCCGCGAGGTGGCGCGGGAGTGCGCGGAGATTGCAGATAAGGAAGCGGGCCGCTGGTACAAGAGCCACGGGGAATTAGCGGCAAGGATGATTCGCGATGCCATCCGCGCCAAGTTCGGGGTTACGGAATGACCGACTGCCTCATTACTGACCGCGCCTCTGGATGCTGCCATATCTGCGGAGAGTACCAACGCAGGGCGCACATTTGCGATGGAAAGATTTACTGCGAGGCGGACTGCCCGGTGCATCGCGTATCGCACGAGTGGGAAGAAAGCAAGCCGGTCGAAGGCGAGCAAATGGAGCTAATTAGCGGGATGAAGGGAAGCGAGGAGTACCCAGGATGACGAACCCACTTCCCGAGCCGCACTACACCGCGCGCACACTGGCGGAGTGCTGGTGTCTCGACGTGAGCACCGTCCTTGATTGGTTCTCGGATGTACCGGGCGTCCTCAAGCTACAGCCCAAGAAGCCGCGTAACGGCGCCCGCACGCGATGCGAAATCCGGATACCTCGCAGCGTGGCAGAGCGGGTCTACATGGAAAGAACAAAGTAGAATCGTAGTCC